CTCGAGCCATTCAAGAATTTGTTGACGAGTTTTATTTGCGTCCGGTCCTTCAAAGTTTAACCAATCAAATTTAAGAACACCTTTACCAATTTGGTATCCACCTGAGTCACCGACAATCACAGAATGATTTCGATCACGTTGTTGAATCATTGATTCCTGAACCATACTCTTTTTAAGATCAAGTTGTGCGTGACCTGCAGAGTATAGTGCATATTTGTAAGTAAAATATCCTTCTTCCGGGTTAAGGAAGTTCATTCCTTCAATACCACGATCGAATCCTTTTGGGATACGCTTCTTAGGAACAAATTGTTCTAATCTTTGTTTTGCAACATATGTAGAATAGAACGAGGAAATAGCCGGAAGATATACGGCATAATCCTGCTGTAAGGGTGTTAAATTAACTGGTGGTCTTTTCATGTTCTTTTGATTCATGTTTGTGCAGGAACAATATACTTGTAAACAGACAATCCGCTATCTAAAGTAAGTTGTAGAGCACCTTCATTGCTAATACTCATTTTAGTATTGTTAACATCGGCAATCTTAAGAATGCTAAGGATAGGCATAACAGGCCAGGTCCAATTCTTGTTTATCTTTCCTTTTACATCTGTTGCAAATATGAATTCGCCACCGTGACTGGCAGCATCACCGAATGTAAATTTCAAATCAGTGCCATCAGTCCTGGCTAAGAATGTTGCATGTTCATTATTTGCCTGTGCTTGGAATTGAAAACGTTGAATAGCACTAACACTTGGCTCAACTTCAACATCCCACTTTACACCACGGAACTTAACTGTTTTAAGTTTTTCGTTAATGATTTCTGTATTCATAAAACGATAATCGTTTTTGAAGTCCTTAGTCTTGTTTTCAAAGTGAATGCCTACAGGAATTTTTTCGTTGTTACGATCTGCTTTGACTACTTCAATTTTTGCATCTTCTTTGTATTCTGGACACTCAAGCAGATAGCGCAGTTTAGCCATTTGCGGCATACCAAACACGCCGATCATATCCGGATGGGGATTAGTAGTTTCTGCGAACATGATAACAGTTCGGTCATCGGCCATAGAATCAATTTGAGTTTTATCTTTTGTGCCTGTAATTTTTACGATATTCAGGAAACCCAAATTATGAGTATGGGCTACGATATCTTTAAGTAAGTCTTGCATTATTGTTTCCTTTAATTGTTAATTTTATTTAGACCTGAGGTAAATGTCAATGGATATTTTTAATCAAATGAAAATAGTTTACCAAAGGTATTGTCTTCGACTGTAGAATCAAGATCCCATTCAAGAACACCTATAAGGTTATCTAATTTATTGTTAATAATAGTTGCTTCCATCTCTGAATGATCAAATGGTAATTCTTGAAACCATTTAGGCAATCTTAGTTCATCAGTTGGGTATGCTACAGAAGTATATCCTAATGGATTGTCTTTTACTTTACATACAATAACTTTCATTCCATCCACAATGCCCATACTGTATTTGTCACCGTTCATACGTTTTAATGTATTCCAGTTAATACTTGCTCGAACATGTCCAGGCATGTTTGCTTTACCTTTTTTCTTTTCTTCTTCGTCGTATTCAGTAAGATTGTTAACTCGTTTCGGTGTGCCTTTTTCCCAACCCGGTCTGGCTTTGAATTCGGTTCTAAATTCAACGATGCGATCAAGAATTTCTTTTTCTTCTGCACCATTTAGAACTTTGGTTAGAATTTCATTTAAAAACTCCTGCATGAATTCCGGAGTATCTGATCTTTTAAGATCAAGACCCATGGCTTTAATTTTTCCAGGCTTTCCTTCAACGTCATACCTTTTACCATCTTTATCATAGTAAAGAACAGCATAACGTTTCTTAGTAATGAATAGACCTTTGCTGGCAACAATTTCTCTACCTGCTTTGATAACCTCACCTCTACTCTTAGGACAGTGGAATGCATCAAGCATAAAGTCTGGAAATGTTGCATTAACATTTTCTGCTACAGTATTGTAAAGTTGGATTACAATATCTTTATCCCATGGGATTTGTTTTTTTTCTATTTCAGTTTTAAGAGTAGTGTATGCTGAAAAATAACATGAATCAGTATCACCGTAAATGATGCTATTACCAGTGTGATTAAATTCACCTGTAATAATTTCATTAACTTTTCCAGCCATATGTTGGGCAATGCTACGGCCAGTAAGTGTAGTTGATTGCCCAATACGCTTATCAAAGAAACGACATCCTGGATTAAGAATAGCTCCATAAAGACTGTTTAGGTTAATTTTCTTAACAAGTTGTCGTTTATCCCAATATTCTTCTTCTATAGTGTTACCGGCATCTTTGGATGCTTTTAGTTTTGCCTGTAGTTCTTTACGTTCAGCATACCATCTTTTAAGTAGACCGGGAATGACTCCTTCATTTTCGTAAGTGATTATTGTTCCATTAGCACTAAGCATCCATGGTTTGTTGCTATCAAAGATCAATTTATATACTTCTGCTGCACTCAAGATGATACTTTCTCCTGTTTCCCAGTCAACAGTGATTTCAAATGACTTATCTTGTCGCATCACGGCTTCGTATTCTAACGTGCTGAATTTTCCTTCCCATGCTGCTGCGAATGATTTTTTATGTATACCCATTTGTTCTCTGATATATTGATCAGTTCTTTCTGGGCGTAGTTGGCCTACAATAGTTTCAGGTCCCATATTAAGAGCACGAATGACAGATGGATACAGACTGTTAATGTCCATTGATCCGATCCAATCGTGTAGACCTTTTTTAGGATAAGCAACATAAGCACCTGCTGCCTGGGTGTCACCGTGTTCATCTCTCTTTGTTCTACTTGGAACAATCATACCTCTATGATGTGCTTCGTTAATAATAGCCTGTTCAGTAACAGCAACAGCACCAAGAGTAGTTTGTAGTAGAACTGTATTTTCGTGTGCAATCTTATTAGCAAGGTCTAAAAACTTTAGTTTTTGATCTAATTTATTAAGTAGAGCGCAGTCTTGTCTGTTATATTCAATGAACTTTTTATAATCATTGTTATACAGTTGGTCGAGTGATCCTTCGTAGACTGTTTTAGATTCTCCTAATTCCATTTCACCGATAGCATCCAGTCTATAGCTGTGACGTTCTTCGTATGTATACTTACGATAAAGTTCGAGACTATCGAGATGGACTCTTCCAACCAAGTCATATGTTATAGCAGTTTTGCCAAATTTTTCATATTCACGTTTTTTCGGAAATTGATCCCAAAGACAAAACCTACGTGTATCTTCTTTACTTAGAACTTTAGTTACACGATTTACAGTATATGGAATATCGAAACCTTCTGAGTTCCATCCGCTTAACACATCAGCATCTTCAATTAAGTTAAGAAATGTTTCCAGCATTTCTGCTTCTGTTTCAAACAGATATGTATTAGGAAAGTCTTTAACTTGTTGTTGAGCCTGTTCCATTGTAAGAGTTTTTGGCGGAACAGAAAGGCATACTAATGTATCCATCCATTGTAGATGCACTGCGATAGCAGTGATCGGCATGAATGCATCTTCGGGTGATGCGTAGCCTCGTTCTGGATCAAAGTCAACTTCAATGTCAAAGAATGCTGTGTGTAGCTTTGGTTCTTCTTTATTAAGATAGTTGTCTTCTAATATACGGAATATGGGATTAATATCCGATTCAAATAGTTTATGGTTGCTGTATATTTTTTGTTCTTTGACAAAGTCTTTATAGGACTTAGTTAACACACGACTTAACGAATCGCCGTAGATTGATCGATATTTTCCCTTTTGGTCAGGGTAGTAAAAAATATATCTTGCAGGGTATTCTTGGAATAGTCTGCCTTTTTTGGGATCTCGTTCGACAACTTTGACAATGTCTTTTTCGCGATCCCACATCGCGTCTACATACATAGTTTTCTCCTTGTGATTTCGGGCTCACAAACACCGATTATGATCATTTATTGGCTGATCCAACCTTGCTCAATAGTATTTAATTATTTGTAGATAAAAGGGTCTCTTTTTCTAAGTTCTTCGATTCTTTTCTTCAATCTTCTTTTATCTCTAATCTTTTTAAAAAAGTCTAAAATCTTTTTAAACATATTAATCTTCCTTGCGGATATTAGCATGACCTGAAATGTCAACAATAGTTTCAAGATCATCAAATTCACGGAATACTTGATCCCATTGGTCTTTAAGTGCAATGCGGATTGCTTTGCGGATAACGCTGGGTTTTACTTCAAGTTCTTCTGCTACTGCTTTAATTGTTTCGTTCAATCCTTCTGTGAGGTCTTGTATTTCCTGCATTACAGTTACGCCCTCGGCAACGATTTGTTTAATTTTGGCCTGTTCCGGGGCACCATATGCTTTGCTCATAAATTCTCCTTTATTTAATAGTATATAGATTATGTTGGGTTATTGTCAACGGTTATGACAAGATAAGTAAAAATGTGCAGTTGTTAAAGTGGCATCACAAGGATCAAAAACATAGAGCTTTTTCCACTTTTCTCTCTATGGTAACAACGAATTGGCAGACGTAGATTGCGACTGCACATCATTTACCTTGAACAGCATCTCTACGTGCTGACTGCGCCATTTGTATTTTTTTTGCTGGCGTTTTATTTTTAAATTGATGATAGCGATTAGGGTCGGCGTTTAAAAAGTTATCTTCCCATTGATCCAAAGGAACGGCAGAAGTTAGTTTAGCCGCCGGTTTTGTTTTAGGTTGAGCAGGAGGAGCAGCCGGGTCTACTGGCTCCTGCTCTTTTATTTTTTTGATTCAAGTGCTGCCATTAAATGATTGATGTATGTGTCTTCTCCTACTGGAACGCAGACATCTTTACCATTTTTAGTTCCAGCATAGCGTTTACCTTTCCAACAGGCTTTACCATCTACACCTTTGATCTTTTCTTCCGCTACATTTTGTTCATCTGTGGCTTTCTTAAATCCTTTATTAGGAATCCAACCTGCAATTGGTTTACATCCACACTTTCCTGGTGCACAGGTGCAATTGGTCATGCCACACTGTGGGCAACGTTCTTTTGATTCTGCTACAGCTTCGCCTACACCTGATTGTCCGTAAGGAAATACTTCTACCCATTTACCGTTAACATTTTTAACAAATTTTCCAGATTTATATTTGCTTTGAATTATACCGGCATCTCTTAAAGCAGCTTGCTGAGATTCTCTCCACCCATTTGCTTTAGCTTCTCGAGATTGAGAATGACTCCAACTTTTTTCTTGTAATTTGCCAGTTTCGTAGTTAACTTTATACCACATGTCGGCTTCATCACGCTCGTCGTATCTTTCTGTTACATCTTTCTGACTACGAACTGCGGCCATTGCTCTATTAATTTCTTGTGAAGGAGCACCCCATCCTTGTGCAAATGCTGATAAAAATCCCATACTCCATTTTGACATAACATCTGCACCGGGTTCTGAAACATTATGTGTTCTTAAAAACATTGCATAATCTTCACCGGCTCTTGAATGTTTATATCTTTGATCTTTAGACATATTAAACACTGGAGTTTGCCCTAATTCATTATAATATTGTATATGTCTATCTAAAGTTTCTTGATCAACACCTTCCGCCACACCTTGCTCTGGAAGATGTGGTATATTGCGAAGGTGAGTGCTGCGTGGTTGTCCTGCACGGACTCTCGTATCACCGCGTTCATCTTGGCCTACTCTTCTTTTGATTATATCTTTTTTAGTCATACCAGGAGTCGTGTTGGCCGGATTCTTAGGATCTAACGGATCATACACATCATTGCCTTCCGCCACGCCTTGTTCTTCATCGCCGCTAATACTTTGTAGGACGCTGTTCATATAATCAGCTGCTTTAGTAATCTTACTTTGTTGCCAAGCTTCTAATCCTTCTTCTTCGCTACGTTGTTTAACAATG